TGTGATGACAATATCATCCCTGCACCATCTGATTTATTGGAATATGAGAAGAAGTTCTTAATCACTAATCAAACAGGTCCATTGATGGAGTTTTTGGTATGAAAGAAGGATTCACGATGTATAAGGAACTGTATGCAGCGGTTCCTTATGGAAACCAAGGATACATTATCATTCACAATGGTCAGCAGCTTGAGAAACTGTGTAGAACTGAATCTTCTGCACGAAGGTATATCAATGACCATCGTAAGGGTAAGTCAGTGGCACAACTTCCACTGGATTAAAATAGCTCACCCCTAAAGCGTTCCCACAGTAGAACCACAACTCTCATGGCATCTTTCCGATTCCTAGGCGGTATCCAAACTGGCACTGTTGCCACTGATGCCCGTGCTCGCAAACTTGATGAGCAATGCAAACATCAGAAGCAAGTTGTATTTACTGAACTGAAAAAAATCTATCCCGAACTTTCCCTGCAAAAGAAACTCACCAAAGTACAAATTCCTGGTGGAATTGGTGCATGTGAACCTGATGGTGGTGCATGGTTTTATTGTGATGTGCTGATTGCCGTCTTTGAGGGTAAGAAACAACAAGATCGTGGTAATGCAATTGAACGATGGTTCAAGAACAACTACATCTGCCGCAAGATCAATCCTGAGGTAAGTTATGTCACCTTCTGCACTGGTGAAGGAGCACATGAGAATGGTCAAATCGGCAAAGCACTTAATGTAGCACATCTTTTCGGATTCAACCAATACAATCCTGGTGATAACAGTGCTTTCTTGAATACTGATTGCTTTACAAAACAAGAGATCAACACTATAATGATTGAAGTGATCTCCGAACGCATCAACACTCTGTTCCCCCAATCCGCTATCTGAATGACTAAACCTCTCTTTATGTGGGCAGGTGGGAAAACAAAGGTGCTCAAACATTATGCACCTTTGATGCCCACCTGTTTTTCTACTTATTATGAACCATTCTTTGGTGGTGGTGCTATGTTCATTCATGCGATGAATGAGTATAAACCTCAGCAGGTGTTCGTTAATGACATCAATGCAGACATCATTTCCATCTATCGTTGTATCAAAGAGAGTTATGATGAGTTTATTCAACGACTGAATGATTTGGAGGATCAATATATCCCACTGAGCAAAGCAGATAGGAAGAAACTGTATTTTGATGTTCGTCATCAACATGCCTATGATTATGAGAGTTGGTCTAAACCAGTGGAATCTGCTACGTTATACTTTCTGATGAAAACAGGATTCAATGGTGTTTATCAACTCAATCAGAATACCAACGGAAGATACGGAACTCCCAGTGGATTGTTGAATCAAACCACAGAAGTGTATGATCGTGGTGTGATTGAATGGTGGCACAATGCTCTGCAAATTGCAACCATTACATCGGGAGATTGGAAGGATTGTGTAACTGATGATCCCGATGCTTTCTTCTTCTTTGATCCACCATATCGTGATAGTTTTGCTGATTATGGTAACGGATTTGGTGATGATGCATTACTTGACCTGATTGATTTCTGTGATCGTCAGAATAAAGTATTTCTTGCAAATCGTGCTGATGATGAATGGTTTGATGGTAAATGTAAGTCCTTGAAGACACATTACTTCAATATCACATATACAGCTGGGCGACGCAAAAAGACCGAGGATGGTTATTCTGCCAAGAAAGCAAGAGAGATTCTGTTATATAAAACAGATCGACATTTGCTAATGTGAAAATAGCTCACCTCTAAAGCGTTCCAGTGGTATGAAGAACACTCACATCGAACATCCTGAAGATTCCATCCTGACGGGCGATCTGACCGTGCTGGACTGGTTCACTGCTGCTGGCACTCTCAGCGTTAAAATGGACGGTGCTCCTGCGATTGTCTGGGGTCGCAATCCTGCCACTGGAAACTTCTTCGTGGGCACCAAAAGTGTGTTCAACAAAGTTAAAATCAAGATCAACGAATCGCATGAGGATGTTGATGCAAATCATGAGGGTAATGTAGCACAGATTCTGCACTGCTGTCTGGATTCGTTGCCCCGCACTGATGACATCTATCAGGGTGACTTCATCGGGTTCGGTGGACTCTCCGAATACACTCCCAACACCCTAACCTATCAGTTCCCTGAGATTGTCACACAAAGTATCATCATTGCTCCTCACACTCGTTATGAAGCAAACGATGATCTTCGTGATAGTTGGGCAATTCCTCTCACTGTCAATCTGCAGAGCACGGATCACGTCAAGTTCGTGAAACCTGATGCCTACATTCTGCACGGTCAAACGTCGTTCGCTGATGTAGAGGAAGTCTGCAACTTTGCCCGTCAAGTGTCAACTGCTTGTGAGTTCGCAACTGTTAAGGAAGCAGCACAGATCAAGCAACAAATCAATGCTTGCATCCGTGTTGGTGTTGATGTTAATGACGGTTTCATTGATTGTGACCCTAATCTGCTGGGTTTGTGGAAGTTGGTGAAGTCCATCAAAGAAGATTGTCTCTTCCTGTGTCGCAACAATGGTCCTGCAACATACCTGAGCGGCAACAGAGTTGATGCAGAAGGTTATGTTCTCTCCAATGAGTTCGGCACCTTTAAGTTAGTCAATCGTGAATGTTTTTCTCGTGCTAACTTCACTCTCGCAAGATCCTGGTGAATTAAAATAGCTCACCTCTAAAGCGTTCCTACAGTATGAGCACTCTTACCATGCAAGCACAAGCACAACAAATCATCGCAGACAATGTGTATCAGCACACTCTCGCACTGATTGAAGCACTCAAAGACAACTATCGTCAACACTCGATTCGTGGTCATCAACGTTCTGTTGAGCGATTTGATGCAGTTCCTGGTTATCATCAGCGCAAGATTGAAGAACTCAAGTCTGGTAAGTGTGACATTGATTATACCATTGAAACTGGTAAAAAGTATCACAAAGTGATCTTTGTTGATGGTGGTGGACAACGCTCCGCTCATGCTTTCATTGACAAGAACACTGGTGAAGTGTATAAAACTGCATCTTGGAAGTCTCCTGCCAAAGGTGTTCGTTATGACCTGCGATTGATCGTTGATCGTGAATACTTGCTGGAACATGCTGACTGGTCTGGTGGTTACCTCTATGCACGATGATTCACTTCACTTTACTCGCATCAATCGCTCTCCGTTTCTACTTTCACCATCACTGAATGACTTACTCTAACCTCTCCAAGATTCGCCCGAAACTGAGAACATCAGGTAACATCACAGGTAACTTTGGACGCAGCAAAGTTTCAGCAGGTTCTTCACTCAATGATCTTGGTGGTAATGGTAACATTGGTTCCACACAGATTGAATACCTGAATCGACTGTATTATGCTTTTGATCACACTACCGAACCTCAACTTCGTTCGTTTCTTTACACCGAAATCCGCAAGATTCTCATTCAACAGGGTAAATGGTAACCCCATGAAATACGAAGTCAAGTTATATGTTGGCGGCAAAGTCTTCACCGAAAGTGTAGAGGCAGTCAACAATCAGGATGCAAGACAAACAGCACTGGCACGAAATCCGAAAGCAAAGGTTATCGGAGTCAACCCAGTTTTTCGGTAATTAAAATAGCTCACCTCTAAAGCGTTCCTATGGTATGAGCAACACCCCAACCATGATCGATTTCCCCACACTACAATCCAAGGACGGCACAATGCTGGTCGGATTCTATCCTGTTCAGACGCCATTTGGTGACATCTCAGAAGAGTGGTGCCTGCAAATCTTGTCTTGGAAAGGTATTGATCAGATCAGCAAAAAGTATCTGAATCGTGTTGAAAAGTCTCTTGCAATTCGTGATCGTCTCGCACATGATTACATCCTGACTGGTGACAATCAAGATTTCCCCCAACTCGGTAACCCTTTCTATGGTGCAGTTTGAGATGAAAAACTATCGCGTTCAAGTTGAAACTTATGATGGATGTATCACTGTTTGGTATGAACAATCCAAAGCAAAAAAAGCATCCAGTATTATTTGTGATCGTGTCTACAAACAACTTTGTGGA